CTAGGCTTTTTGTTTTCCATGTTGCATTTCGTGTTGCATATCTTCAAAATGCATTAACGTCAAGCCCGTATATTTCTCTTCAAAATCCGTAATTGTTCCACGATAAATTGCTTTCAGCGTTTTATCCGAAGACCATCCGCCGCGCTGCATGATGTATTGGTCAGGAACGCCGATTGCGTGCATAATGGATGCCGCATAGTGGCGCAGGTCGTGGAAGCGGAACGCAGGTACGTCGAGATGACGGAGCGCACGCATGAACCTGTGCGTGATTTGGTCAGGATTAAGATTGACAATACGTCCCGATGTCGGACACTTGTCTATGACAAATTGCGGCATTTCTATTGTGCGTGTGCTTGATACGGTTTTTGTTGTTTTAACTACCCAGTCATCGGAACCGCTGTCTACAATGGCACGCCGGACTGTGATTACATTTCCGTTAATATCCCCTGCCTCCAGTCCGCAGACTTCAGAACGCCGCAACGTTCCAAATGCGGCAAAATAAACCGCAAGCTCCATATCCGGATCGTGCTCACTGAAATATTGGATTAGGATTTTTATATCGTTATCAGACGGTACATATAATTTTGGCGGGATACTCTGCGGCAGTGTTATCCGTAACCGTATGTCCGGCGCAAAAGTATCCAGCACTGCCCGAATAAGTCCGTAAGCATTCTTGACGGTTTTGGGACTGTGGTTTTTGGCGAAGCTGTTCACCCAGCGTTGGATGTCATCGTTGGTTATCTCACTTAGCTTAATATCCTTAATATCCGTGTAGTTGTAGTTCTGTGCTCTCCGGTATTCGCGGATAGTGGAAGGTGAGAGCACGTTGTTCTTTAAATCGCAGTAGCTGCCGATAGCCGTGTACAATGTGTATTCGGGAAGCGCTTTTTTCTTTTCTTCCTTTTCCATTATGTACTGTGTCGCTTTGTATTCCGCCTCCTTCTTGGTCGGAGCCGTAAAGGATTTGTATTTCCGTTTTCCGTTCTCCATGCGGTCGAATATCAGGCAGCGGTACGCGCCTGACGGTAGTTTTTTTGCAGTTGCCATTGTATCATTCCTCCTTAGAATTTATTGTTAAAACCTTTGCGCCTAGGAGCAGTCGGTTTTGGGTACAAAAATAACAGCCAACGTCCATTTAACGCTTGCAGGCTGTTCTCAAAAATGATACAATATTGTTGTGAATTTGATGTCTCATTTTTGAGATATTATGAAATTGCTCGGTGTTTCGGCATCGGGCAATTTTATTTTATTGCGATGTCGCAACACGTTTTCCGAAGTACCCGTGCAGACATCTTATGTTTGAATGATAACGCACGATTGCCGATGCGTCAATAATATTTTATCAGATATTAAGCTATAAAATCTACCTTCATGCTTTCATATCTTTGATTTGTTGAAATTTTTGGAGATATTTACAATTTTTCAACAGCAAATTTTAGCAGAGTGTTTAAATTATATTTTTAATTTAACATTATATGGTATATTCCTCCAATCCATGATATGATTGTACAGTAAGCGCATTACAACTACAAAACGAAAGAAGGTAATCACTATGAGAAAAAAGATTTTAAAATCGGCGCTGCTTACATTGCTGTTTAGCTTACTGCTTTCAGTCAATGTATTTGCAGCAGGACTGACGCAGGATGCTGCAGGAATCCATTATCTCAACGATGATGGCACTTATGCGGTTTCTACTTGGGTGGAAATATCAAATCTTTGGTTTCTATTCGACGCAAATGGTGTTTGCGTTAATCCAACAGGAGCGCTTGCACCAAACGATGCAGACGGATGCTATCAGGTGGTAACATCTTATACGCCGTTCGTGACAGAAGACGCCGCGTTGCTCAACCAGTGTCTGACAAATGGAACGGTAGTAAATTTGGAAGGGCAGTATTTTATCACTCCGCAGGCAGCAACTGTAATGCGTAATGCCAATAGGGCAGCAGTTGCAGATGCAGGTACGGCACAGGTTACAACGGAAACCGCCGTGCAGGCGCAACCGGGACCGATTGTTTGGATTACTGCTACAGGTTCAAAATATCATGCCATTAACACTTGCGGAAAGACTAACCCGAATAATGCAAGCCAGGTAACTTTAGAACAGGCAGTAGCCCTTGGGCTCCAAGCCTGTGGCAAATGCTATTAAAATTTAATATTGGAATATGTACAAAACGCTCCGGCATCTCAACCGGAGCGTTTTGTATTATCCTTGATTTACATGCAGGTATTCTATAAGCGCATTCTGAAATATTTTAGAACAGTTCACGCCATCCTCATCAGCTTTTGCGGCAAGCCACGCCGGAAGTGAAAGTGTCTTTTTTACAAATTTGCTGTTAATGCGTTCCCTGATGGGAGGCATAAACACATCAATTAACACCGGAATTTGATTAGGGTCGAGAGAAATATCAGTAATTGGTGTTGGAGCAGGCAACTCCTCATTGTCTTGCTCCATTCCCCAAATATGAAGTCCCATAGCCTCTTTAGCATTTTTTAGAGCCATTTCGGTATCACCTGCATCGGCACAAGGGTAACAGCCAGGTAAATCCGGAAACTCAATACATATACCGTCATCATCGTAAGAAAATACTGCAACATATGAATATCTGTCCTTTAACATTGAAATCCCTCCTGTAATATATTAGTTTAAGAAACCACAGGGATTATGGAAATATAATCCCTGATTGTTTTGAAATACTTTTGAGCGTTCCGGCAGGAATGTCTTTTTTGGGGTGGGTAAGCGTAACTTTTCCTTTCTTGACAGGATGTTTGTATTGGTGGTGATCACCGTCGCATCCGACTTCGTACCAACCGTCTTTTCTAAGTATCTCAAGAATTTCTCTTGATGAGTAGCTTTTCATATATAGGATACCTCCTTATGATTATATTATAATACATAATAAATTACGTGTCAATATGTTTTGATAAATAATTTATTATGTATTATGACTGAAATACTTTATGCAAACCGCAGTATGTAGTAAACTATGAAAACATGACGGTTACATTTTTGTGGTTGTCGCCGAAATTTGTGCCGGAAATAAGATATGAAAAAACGAGGGTAGAATTTATACCTTATAAAATGATAAAATGCTTGCATAGAGAAACATCGTGCAAAACGGATATTGATAATTTAAAACAAAGGAGCGGTATTATGAGAAACTATAAAGAAAAGGTCATTGAGCTTATAAAGCAGATAGATGATGAAAGCTTCTTGAAAAAATTATATTATTTGATACTTGCAAACAAAAACAGGGTAGGGCGTTAGTTCCTATCCTGTTGCTTTTTCATCACGGATTTAATAAATTGCACAACCGTTTTTTTGTTGTCGTCGTTAAGTTCGGAGTATGATTTTATAATATCTAAAATTATATCACGGAAAGAACTATCTACGCCGTTCATTAGTAATTCTATGTATTCGATGCCGCTTTCCTCTGACAGGTCATAAACTGGCTCAATGCCATCACGCAGCCATTCCTCACGGACATTAAACTCACGACAGATCGATTTAAACATTTGTTCGGTTACGCCTCTATTTCCGTTTTCAATGTTAGATATAGTAGATTTAGTAACACCGATTTTCTCACCAAATTTTTCCATAGTTAAATCATTAGCTTTTCGTATTTTCCTAACTCGGTTATTTATCGTCACCCAATCACCCCCTTGTAAATAAGGATAACATTTAAAAGTTTGCGTGTCAATAAAAAAAGTATTCAAACGCAACAAAATAGTATTGACAAAGTATGCGAACAGAACTATAATGTATTCAAGCGCAACGAAAGCGACAAGAAAAAGGAAAGGAGGATGTTGATCATGGCAGCAGCGACAATGGAAAAACAAACAACGGCAAAAGACGAGACAACCCTAGAAAGCATTAGGGACAGCCTGTTAAAACTCGACGAAACGTCCTTACAGGAAGTTTCACAGGTTGTCAATTCATTTTTGATAGTCCAAAAAGTCAAAAGCGGCTTGGAAAAAGTCGGGTAACAAGGGCAATGTCATTTAGTTAGGAAAAGAGTTTGTTTCGGTTTTGCTGCTTCTTCCCAAGGGGGACAGGGCAATATTGCTTTCAAACGCAAATGCATTCAAAACCCGAAATGACATTGAAAAGCTCAAAGCCAAAGCAGATAAAAGAACGCATCCGGCAGCAGAACCGCCGGAGCTGGCAGCAGGAGGGAGGTGAGGAAAAGCGAAAATATGGATAAAGGAATGCATATAGGTGGAGTTATAACAGGGATTTTGATAACAGAATTAATATTTTATAAACTTACAGGATACTGCGTATTAACCATTCTGCTACAACTGCTGTTACAATACCTGAAATAAATCCGGGCAGCCACTTAGTAAGAAAAGCAATTTTAAAACTGTCCATGAGAAATTTGAAGCGGTAATATCCCTCATATGTCAGACTAAAGTAAATGCTCGTGGGGTGATTAGATAATTTAAGATAACCCTGATTTGCTAAGGAACGAATTATTAGGGGCATGTCTTCGTTTTTATAGCTGACTTCAATTTTATCACATAAAAACTTTTTCTTATCGGGGTCTAAAAAGATTATTTCTGAAAAACCAAAATGTTTTTTAATAAGGCGTAATGCTTTGCGTTCTTGTTTAATCATAAGTATTTCTCCTAGTATATGTACTCGGCTGTTGCAACAGCCTGTAAGAACAGTATAGGGGAAATTCAGGGAAAGCGCAAGGCAGACAAAAGAACGCATCCGGCAGCAGAACCGCCGGAGCTGGCAGCAGGAGGGAGGTGAGGGAAGTGAACGAAGCATGTGAAAAAGGTGGAGTGACAACACAAATGGAAGTACTTGATGATGCAATAGAGGAATGTATTCAAAGATTTAAAGATGAAACAACTGGAAATGGAACAAGGATACTAATTGTTGAATTTGAGGAGCTTATGCTGTTAAGAACGAAACTGTTGACGCAAATGGTAATAGCAGATCAACAGGTAAAGCATATATTCAAAAGATACAAATATCAACCTAAAGAAAAAATACCTAAAGAAATAAAGAGAAAATTGGAATTTCAACCTTTGAATATTTCAAATGTTGAAAAGAGTGGCAAAGCTGAAAATGCCGTATGGGAAGAACTGGACTGCGCATATAAAAAAGCTGACCGCAATTCTAAAATAGCGTTAGGAATTACGGTCGCAGCATTTGTACTGCTTATTTTAGCACATTTAGATAAGATAATATCTTTTGTATGTTATGCACTATCTTATCTGCATTAGCAAGTATGGCTGCCATAAGGGACAAAACAGAGATTGCAATTGACAGATATGCCTTAAAATTAGCGCGTTTAGATGCTTTTTTGGCTCCTTCTGCTTGTTGCGTGGCTAGTTCAGCCTGTTTGGCAGCACTATCGGCAATTGCCTTTATAGCATCTGCCTGTGAGGAAATAGAGCTTAATTGCTGCTGCATTGAACTGGCAATGGATTTGAATGCTTCAAGTTCTTCGGCGCGCTGTTTTTGGATAAGAGCATTCTGCTCCATGATGTAATCATGGTGTTTTAATGCAGCACGACCAAGCTCGGTGATTGAAAGTTGAGCGTCATCATCGCATTCAACAAGATTTGCTGCTAGCAACATCTCAATTTGTCCACCGACTGTAGGTTCGTCAAAGAGAAAGTCACCATGGAGAGTATTGGGTTGCTCCAGTATTTGTTCAAGCAATTCGAAACCTGCTTCGGCAATGCCTTCAAAAGGTTTACTCATAATCAAATTTCCTTTCTTTTGTACTTGGCTGCTGCAACAGCCTGTAAGAACAGTATAGGAGAAATGTGAGATAAGTTCAAGATGGGGCAGCAGGAGGGAGGTGGGGAGAGATGCTAGAGAACGTAGATAAGACAATAAACGCAATCTGCGACTGGATTCAGCAAGAAATAAGTGATAATAATAACCCTATAGTAATAACAGAAGCAATAAAAAGCTTGGCGGAGTTGGTATCTGCCAGGGGAATAAATTAAATGAAAGAAATTAAATAACAAAAAGCCGATTCGCCCTGTGCGTGGTGTGTCAAAACAATACACGCCACACGATCATACGTATCTCCTTTAGTTATACGGTGGTGCATCATTATTGGTGCATCACGCACAGGGCGCAACAAAACATCAATGTAAAAAAAGCCAAACAATGGCAGCAGGAAGGAGGAAAAACATGGTAAGAGGATTTAAACCGGAAGCGACACGGAAGAATGAAGACTTTGCCCGCATCATAAGGATGAAATTAGTCGAGCATGAAATATCTCGCTATAAGATCATGAAGGCTACGGGAATAGGTTCGACGACGCTGTCACACCGATTTTATGCCCAAAAAGCAAGCCCGGCTCCGGACCTGATGACAGTAAAGGAGCTGCGCGTGTACTGTAAAGTACTGAAGCTGTCTGATGAAGACATCCTGAATTTTGTAAAAGGATAAGGCGGATATATATAAGACATACACGTGAAAATACATAAAATATACGACACTTAGGCACAGTGTTTTTATTTTTTACCTTTTTTCAGGAAAAAGAACAGAAAATGGCATGGAGGGAGGTGGCTGAAAGGTGATATGCAGGGATGAAGCGGAGGTTGTTGACAGGCTGTGCATTCTCGGTGATAAATTCAGGGACCTGTTCTGTCAGAGGAAATACGCTGAAGCGTTATTCATCTATCATACAGCGTCAACGGTAGCGGTGTTTATGGATGCGGATTACGACCTGCTGAACTTTCTGTTCGGGCACGGCAATACGGAGGAAACCGACGAAAAAGGACTGTTCAACAGGGAATGGGTATCCAGGGCACATCTTGAATGTCTGAAACGCGGACAGAACGCACCGTATATATATTTGGAAAAAGAGGACATGGTCAGGATACTGGAAAGCCTATAACAAGAAAGAAGAAATCTTTATGAGAGAAACATTAAGGAAAGCAAGAAAAGAAAAAGGTCTGACACAGCAGCAGGTGGCAGACCAATTGAGAGTAGGCCTTAGGCACTATCAGAAAATAGAAGCTGGAGACACTACGGGTTCTTTTGAGATTTGGGACGCCTTGGAGGACATTCTAGGGATACATCAACGGATACTCCGAGAGACGACAGATAATCGTCACGTTCCAAAAGAAAATCAACAGGAACATTGAATATATCGGATAGCGCAATTAAACCTTCAAAGGTTGGACGGGCATCACCGCTTTCGTATTTTTGATAGTTACGTAATCCCATATGGAGCTGATCAGCTATTGCCTGCACAGTAAAGCCGCGAGATATTCTAGTGGCACGTAGTCTGTCTTTAAACATAAGAACCTCCTAAAAGTTAATATTGACTTATGCCATATTATGGCATATAATCAAATTAATTAATACGCCATAATATGGCGTAAAACAGGGAGGTACATATGAAAGTTACAGAAATGCAGGGCAGACTTGAGCAGGTACAGAACAGGCTAAGCACAATTTATGAAACAACAAATGCAATCTCAGCTTCTTTGGATTATCAGATTTTGCGGGCTGACCAAATAGGATTTGCAATGGCAGGAGTGTTGGAAAATATTAATACAACTGTCAGGGAAGTCGGAGATCTTATCGAGGAAGCAATAAAGATGCGCGGGGTGGTTGAAAGCCTTTAGAACAGAGGGATGAAAGCCTCCTTGGCAACAGTATTAGTATATTAAAGTTAGGTACACGGGAGTAAAACATGGCATATGGAGTGGACACCTACGACATGGGTGATGTGATTGAATATGAACATAAGTGTATGGGGAAATTCGGAGCCAAAGGAGAAAAAAGGGCGCCGAAGAAAAAGGCGACACCCGAACAGATAAAACAGCAGAACCACGCGAACAGGATCAAGAGGGTAAGGCGGGAGATTTTCCTCAATTTTCACCCGTGGGATTTTTGGCTGACCCTGAAATATAAAAGGGGGACAAGAAAGTACACGAAGGAAGTGCTTGCGGATTTCAAAAAGTGGATAGACAGCCTCCGTAAGATTTACCGGAAGGCAGGGGAGAAGCTCAAATGGATCCGCCGCATTGAAATCGGAAAATACGGGGGCATCCACGTTCATATCATTGTCAACCGCCCAAGGACCATAAAAAATGTCGACCTAATCATGAAGGAGCTGTGGGGCAGGGCAGGCATCAACTTTCAGACGCTCCGGGAAGAAGGCGGATACGAACAGCTTGCGGCATACCTCTGCAAAAAAGGCGATGACGAGACGCAGGGGCAGTTAAGCTTCCTTCCGGAAGAGGACAGGAAACGGTGCCTGAGCTATTCGACAAGCAAAAACCTGATACGTCCCGAAGATGTCCGGAAAAGGAAACGCTACACCCACTGGACAATGCGCCGCCTGATCGAGGAGGGACCGAAACCGAGGGAAGGCTATTATATTGACAAGAACAGTATCCGGACTGGCGTAAACCCATATACCGGAATGACCTATTTTTACTATACCGAGATACGGATAAGGAACAGGTGGGAAGATGTTTCATGCGGAGGCGCTGCCGAAGGCATCACATAAGTTATCAACAAATGTGGATAAGTGCCGCGCGCTTTGTGTTTCACAAAGAGGAGAAGGATTTTAGGAAAGGAGGCTGACATGTTCAAGGTCAATATTTACATAGAGACGGACGGACAGGACAAAAGGAAGCGGTATAGGACGTTTTCCGCCATAGTCGAGTTCACGACAAGGCATAACAAAGCCGTAATAAGGAAAACGCACGGGACGGAAAATACCACGGGCTACGGGATAATGCTGTCCGCCCTTGCAGCTTCACTGCGGATACTTACGAAGCCCTGCGAGATAAAGATATACATGGACTGCGACTATGTAAGCGGACGCATATGCGACGGCAGTGTATACGGATGGTTTGCCAGCGGGTGGAAGACACTGCGCGGCGAACCGGTTAAGAACCGTGAGGAATGGCGGGAAGTGATGAGGCTGCTGAACGGGCATGAGCCGGTCTTTACCAAAGGGGACCACGAATATAAGACGGAACTGAAGACCGACATTCAAAACATTAAAAACCAGGGAATGGAATACAGGCAGCAGGTAATTGGACAGTAACATTTCAGGGAGGAACGGAGGAAAGAGAAAAAGCAATGACATACGAACAGCTTCCGATAGGGAAGAAAATAAAAATAAGGGAACGCGAGACGAACCTTGCGGCAAACAGGGTCAGAGCCACAATAAAACAGTACACGGTAGCCGAAAAGTACCCGCACATGTGCATTGTAAAGGATGCGCAGGGCAGCAGGCGGGGACTGTCTATGGGCGACCTTATAATGAATGGAGTAATCAAACAGAAACCGGAGCTTGAGGCGTTAAAAACAGTACCGCGCCCAAGGACATTCAGAAAGAGAGGCAGATAACATGAATCTAAGAAACATGAAACGCGGCGAGGACACGGAGCAGATAAAGGTAATGCGCTGGGCAGCAGGGGCAGAATGCAGATATCCGGAACTGCGCTGGCTTTACCACGTACCCAACGGCGGCAGCCGTGACAGCGCCGAAGCGATAAAACTGAAAAACATGGGAGTGAAACGCGGGGTGTCCGACCTGTGCCTCCCGTTCCCGCACGGCAGGTACCACGGACTGTACATAGAAATGAAGTATGGCAGAAACAGGACGACGAAGGAACAGGCGGAATTCCTGCGGGACATGAGTGACGCCGGGCACTGCGTTGCCGTCTGCCATGACGCACAGTCGGCGGCTGGGCTGATAGAACAGTACATAAACCTTCCGGAGAACGGTCTTGTCAGTTTCAGCGTCCTGAAGGAGTTCAGCTGTTTTTGGGACGAAGACGGCATCTGCCACATAAAGCTGCCCGGTCCTTTTGCCTGAAAAGGATTTATATATCACAAAAACAGCAAAAAACATGGCAAAGCCTCCGGACCCGCAATGTGGTCCGGAGGGAAAGGAGGATACGGATGTTTGAGATATTCGGGGAAATGGATTCCGCAGAGGAAATCAACAAAACGGCGGAGGGACTGAAAAAAGAGGGCGACACGGACAGCCTTATTAAGCTGGCGGAAGAAAACGGCATCGATACGGAATTTGCCTGGAAATACCATTTGGGTGAAACCGAAAGCCTTTGCGACGACGCAACCGCGGCAATCGGAAAAATAGAGGCGGAGGCAGCGGTACTAAAACCGGTTGAAATCATTGCCGACTGGACGGAATACATAAAAACGCAGTGCATCGATAATGAGGAAATCGCACGCGCCGTGCGCAGGAAGGGGAAAAGCTTAAAGGAATGCATCGGGTATCTGCTCCGGTGGTCTTTCAATGCACGCTATAAGGTGGACAAAGGCATCATTAGGGCAGCAGGGATCAGCACCGCGTCAGTGGAAATGGGAATACCCGGAATGGGACGCGCAAAAAAACTAATAAAGGAATACTATCTGAAACAGGGAGGCGGAGAAAAATGAGGAAAGCGGGACTTCTTGACCAAAAACCCATGACGGCGACGCGCAGGATGCTTGAAACGGCAAAAAACGACACCGGCACGGTAAAATATGCACAGTTCACATATTCCCCGAGCCGTAAATACACGGAATATGAATCGCGGTATTATTTCAGGGCGGCGCCGTCCGCACTGCAGGGGATACTCGAAGTGGACCTGTTTACGAGAAAGGACCTTGCGGAAGGAAGAAAAGAACCGCGTTTCCGGATATTCCTTGATTACGAAAATAAGGATTTTATAAGCTGGAATGCAGTGGAGGAAAAATGGAGCAGCGCAAAAATAGACATGCTGGATACGGGCGATGGACGGTATGCCTATTCCTACCGCGGCAGGAATTACGCGGCGGAAACCGCGCGGAAGCTGGTGAACAGGCATCTCGGGACCGGAAACGCGCAGGACGTTGAGACGGCGGTGCTGGCGTTCCAGCTGAAGGTAAGGAAAAAGGAACTGAAGGGCAGGCACAGGCTCGTAACGGACATGATTGACGCATACATGGACACCGTGCCCGACAGGCTCCCGGCGGACTGGATGCGGTTCCTGAACAGGCGTGCGCTCGAAGACGGACACTGCATCCTGTATAAAAAGGGAACCGGAACAGGCTGGTGCACCTGCTGCAGGCTCCATGTGCGCGTGCCGGACACGGTCCGCCACAACATGACCGGAAAATGTACCTGCGGCAGCAGGATTACATACAAAAGCTGGAAAAAGCAGAAATGCATCGCGTACGATACGAGGGCGTCGGTGATACAGAAATGCACGGACGGACAGACTTTCGCATACCGGCAGTTCCATGTCCGTATGAAGGCGGAAAGGGAAAAGGAATACGTGCCCGAAATAACGGTATTCCACGAGGAATACAGGCTGCTGTTCGAAATTTCGGACACGAAGGGACCGCTGACCGGACGCGGCGGATACGAATGGGGGTATTTCAGGAACACGGGCGTGGAAAGATGGTGTAAGGAAGGCACGGTAAACCGCGGATACGGATACGGTTACAGCGTGTACGCGAAAACCACGCTGTACACGTCAAACCTGAAAAAAATACTGAAAGGCACAAAACTGCAGTACGTCCCGGTATCCGACATCATAAAAAGCACGGATAAAAGGCTGAACGTGACTGCGGTATTGGGCGACATGGGAACGGGCTTCCCTTATGAGGCATACTGGAAGATGGGACTGAAACGTTTTGTCCGCGAACGCGCTGAAAGGGACGGAACGACAGGGCTCACGCACATTAACGTAAATGCACGGAAACCGTGGCAGCGTCTCGGCGTCACAAAAGAGGACATGATGCAGGCGGCAAGGCTTGACGCCACCGACCAGCAGATGCGTATCATACAGCGCGCGGCAGGGCTGGGCGTGAAGCTGGATGACGAACAGATACTGTGGCTTGACAGGAATGTGGGCGTAAACGTGCTGATGAATTATTTTCCAACCCACACGCCGCACAGGATAATCCGGTACATGAAGGAAAAAGCCGGAATACCCGATGCGGGGCAAGCCGGGAAGGAGGCGCTGCACCTTTGGACCGATTACCTTGACACCGCACAGCAGCTGGGCTGGGACATGGGCGACAGGTCGGTATTCTTCCCGCAGGACATAAAAAGGGCGCATGACGAGGCAGTGAACGTGTTCACACTCCAAAAAGACAAAGAAGACGCCCTGAAAATGAAGAATAAGGACCTGATAATGCACGGATACGCAAGGGAAATAAAAAAGGCGTTCCGCTACAGGAACAGCCGGTTCATGATAAAAGTCCCGGGATGCTATATGGATTTTAAAAGGGAGGGGCATAAACAGCACAACTGCGTGGCGACATACTATGAAAAAGTGCTGGACTGCAGATGTATCATCCTCTTCATCCGGAGAAGGGAGGCGCCGAAAAAGCCGTTCTGCACGGTGGAAATCCGGAATGACGGCGGAAACTTCCGGATTATACAGAACAGGACCGAATACAACCGTGACGCGCCGCGGGAGGCGCAGGAGTTCATGCAGGCGGCAGTCATGGCGGCGCAGAGGATAACGGACGGGATACTGAAGGAAGAAAAAACGCAGGTCCGCATTAAGACGGCGGTATAGGAGGAAAGCATGGGGCAGTTAACACTGGACATTAACGATTACATCGAAATAAAACACAGGATAAAGGAAAAACTAAACGAAACGGTCCATAATTTCATTACGGTCGGCTATTACCTTAAACAGGTAAGGGACAGCGGCGCATTCCGCAGGGACGGATACAGGAGCATGGAGGAATTCGCGCATGCCGAATACGGGCTTTCGGCAGCAGCGGCAAGCCGTTTCATGGACATAAACACGGAATTTTCAAAAAACGGAAACAGCATTGAAATAAAGGAGGCGTACCGCGGCTTTGCATACAGCAAGCTCCAGGAGATGCTCACGGTAACGCCGGAGGACAGGGAGCTGGTAACGGAGCATACGACCGTGCAGCAGATAAGGGAAATCAAGAAGGCGGAAAGGGAAGAAAGGAAGGCGGAAGAGGAAGCTGCGCGGAAGGACCTGCCCCTGCTGCGGACGGAGCCGGCGCACACGGGGGACGGACCGGAGCCCGCGGCGGAAGCGGAGCCGGAAGACCCGTTTGAAAAAATACTGACGGCATTCTGGAGGGAAGGGGAAAACAGGGAGCTCCATGCAAAGGCGGCATCCGGAACGCTTACGCCCGAAATCATTGCAGAGGAAATCTGCCCTTCCGGCAGCAGGACATACAGGAAGGGCACGGACATGCTGTTCTTTTACGATATTGACGGGGGGCTTAAATTAAGAAGCTATGCGGGCGGAAGTCCGGTAATCACACAGTACTCGTATGAGCAGCTGCTCGAAAGGACGGCGGGGATTGAAGCGGACGCGGAAGGGAACGGACAGCAGGAGGCGGAACAGCGGGGGAAGGATGCGGCAGGGCTGCATGCGGAAGAGGCGGTTGCGACGCCGCAAAACGGACCCCGGAAACAAACGGACGAAAGTCCCGGTAAGAGCGTAAATTCAGGAACGGAGCCGGCAGATAACGGAACGGAAACCGTAACAGGCGACAAACACAGAGAGCCTGACGGAGGCAGCAGGAAGGACGGAAACGAATATACGGATGAGGAAATAAAAAATGCCATAAACTATTTCGACATTGAATACAGCCGGATGCTCGGGCTGCACCAGGACACCGCAAAACAGCGGAATTATAAAATAGCGCTCGGCTGCATACGCAGATGCCACAAAAACATAGCAGAACAGGCGGACCGCGAGAATTATATGGGGGCGTGACGGGAAATGGGAATTGAAAGAATTGGCGGAGGATATATAAAAATCGCCGTAAGCAAAGAAGACCTGGAGGAAAGCATAAGCGGGCTTAGCCAGCTGAAGCCCATCCTGCAGGCGATAGTTATTAAAAGCAACGGGAATAATAAGCATCAGGCAGCAGTTGACAGCGCACAGATAAAAAAACATTTCGATACCGCAATAGATGCAATGACAATGCTGTTATCCGGATTTGACGGGTACGGGAAAGGAAAGGAGAGGGAAGATGACTGAATGGCAGGTGTTTTGGACGGCGGTAACGCTGCTGGCATCAATTGTGGCTATAGGGGCTGTGGACAGTTAAATAGTTTCAAACAGAACTATAAGAGAATATGCATTAAGTGAGGTACCGCAATGACAGAGAATGAAGCAATTGAAGAATTAAAAATGTTTCCGGTATGGAACATGGACGACCAGTGGTTAAATACCGATGATATGGAGGAATTAATCCGCTTCTGCACACAAGCGATTGAAGAAGTCCAACAGTACCGTGAAATCGGAACGGTTAGGGAATTAAAGGAGTTAAAGGAATGTGTCTTCAGAGGAACGGAGCCTGCATCCATATGCATAGCAATGCAGCATTTGAAGAAGTATGAAGCAGTCGGCACAATAGAGGAATGCAGGGCAGCAGTGGAAAAGTCCCCCGATATTTGGGGCGGCAGGTATGACAAGGAAGGCAATATGATTTACGATATGTACGACTGTCAGAACTGCGGGGAAAGCTACGAGACTGACGGCAACAGATACAACCACTGCCCGAACTGCGGTCAGGCTTTTTTACCGGGAGGTATCGAAACATGAACATATCCGAACATGCGAAACAGCGCATGAAGGAACGCTGCGGATTTAACGGAAAATCACAGGAACGCATGGCACAGAAGGCGCTTGAGTACGGAATAACACATGCACAAACAAAAGGCAGGCTTAAAAAGTGGATAACAAGCCTCTTCTTTAAAAACACTAATGCGAATAATATACGGGTTTACGGGGATAACGCATACATATTCTGCGGCAGCACGCTTGTGACGATTATCCGGGTGCCTGCGAACATAAGGAAGGACATGCAGAAAATGATAAGGAGGGAACCAAACGAATGAAAACAAAAATAATCAGAAAAACAATTATTAATAAAATCGGTTGTTTCGTGGCATGGTGGATACTACGCTACTGTAACGACGGACTGGTTATCGTCAGGAAAGGCGGGGCAAGGCAGATAATAAAAGTGTTTGCAGAACCGGCATACCGGAATGTCATCAAACCTGCTATTTACAGAGCTACGGAGGTCATTAAGATTGGGGATGTAGTTACGGATAATGGCTATCATGGAGAAGTTGTTGTCACCTGTATTGATTACAGCTACAACACATTCAGGGGATACTACAGGGCGGACGGCGCTGTGGTAGCAGGATTGAAACTGAAAGATTTCAAAAAAATAGTCGGGCATATTGATGTAAAGATAGAAAATCCGCAGAAACAGAAATAAGTAGCGGAATTCGCCATGAAGAAAACGCTAAAAACAAACAATGAAGGGAAAATTGCAATGTCGAAACAAATCAAAATAAAAATTACATACCGGAACGGAACACGGGAGGAACATTGTATTGACAATTACGAAATAAAAGACGGTTGCCTGTGTACTTATGTACGTTTCGGAACAGAGAGCGGAACTAAACATATCCCATTGGATTTAATTAAAGAATTTATAACGTATTAAACCAAGAAGGAGTTTGATGGATGACAAGGGAGAATGAAGAAAAAAAAGAGTATTTAAAAAAACTTAGGGAAAGTAAAAATGCATTAAAAAGAATTGAAGAGCAATTAAAAGAAGTTGAAAGTGAAACAGTACCCAAAATGAGCAAGATAAACACTGTAGTTCGTGGCAGCAGTATGCGAAAGGATTTATCTGATTATATCGCAAAGAAAGAAGAACTTGTGAATAAAATGACGAAGGCAAAATATGAAAGAGTAGACATATACAATGACGTCTTCCATGCTATTGAAGAAATGAACGATGAAAGAGAACGCACAATACTGACGCTAAGGTATATTAAAGGTCTTAAATGGGAAGAGATTGCGGTACAGTTACATGTAGAGCGGGCACAGGTACATAGAATTCACGCAAAGGCGTTAAAACATTTCAACATACCAAAGACGGAAGTACAAGCAAAAATTGATATTGCAACACGAAAATAAAAGATGATACACAATGATACACTTTTATATGTTAAGATGGTATCATCAGAAGAAAGAGGAAATCAGTTAACGCTGGCTTCCTCTTTTTACATTGGGGAATGTGTGAATATGGCGAAGGAATGGGCAAAATCTTTTTACAATTCAAAAGCATGGCAGCAGTGCAGGGACAGCTACATCAGCAAGCGGACTGCCATAGACGGTGGCATATGCGAAGTATGCGGCATCAATCAGGGTTCCATAGTCCATCACAAGAAAATCCTGACACAGAACAATATCGGCAATCCGGATGTAACCTTAAAACACGGTAACTTACAGTATGTATGCAAAGACTGCCACGACAAATTTGAAGGGCACGGCGTAGGCAACAAAAAGATAAAACCTTTGTTCGCTTTTGATAAGGACGGACAGCCCGTGTCGCTGCGGGAGATCGACAATCCCCCCCTGTGACTACGGCGCATTTTTTCGCCGCAAGACCGAGGGCACTCATTGGTTTAACATACGGCTCATTATAAGGGGGGTGTGGTATACGTGATGACAGAGGATGAATTTTTGAAAGAGGAAATCCGCAGGGAGACGGAATATGACAGCATTTCCGGTTATGTGGAAAAACAAAAGAGGATTAAAAGGGAAGTAAACAGACTAAGGAAATTATTCAAGGAAATAGATGAAAATAAAAAGAAACTGGTGCTTGCAACGATAGATGACGTGGCATTCCTGACAGTGACGATGCAGGACCTCCGGGAAAATATTGTAAGGGACGGAACAACCGTCGAATACAAGAACGGCGAAAACCAATACGGCACCAAGCAAAGCCCTGACGCGCAGCTTTACCTTGCGATGTCGCAAAAACAGGCGCAGGCAATGAAGATACTTCTTGACTGTATGCCAAAGTCACAGCCAATACCAAAGAATGATGGATTCAATGATTTTTTAGGAGAACGGCATGGATAGAATCAAATACGCATCCGGTTATAACCCGATACTGGAATACTGGGAGAAAATAGAGCATGGAGAAATACCCGTATGCAGCAAAACGCGCAGATGGTATAAATACCTTGCTTACATGGTAAAACATCCGACACCGAAAATGACGTACAATCCAAAACGGGCAAACCATGTTTTGGAATTTGCGGAAAACTACTGTTGCCTGTCAAAAGGAAAGTGTGCGGGAAAACCCGTGGTTTTGGAGCTTTGGGAAAAAGCCCATTTGGCAGCAGTGTTCGGGTTTGTGGATGATGAGGGAAACAGGACGTGCAGGGAGTCAGTGCTGATAGTCGGAAAAAAGAACGGAAAATCGCTTCTTGCTTCCGTCGTAGGTCTGTACATGCTGGTTGGTGACGGAGAAAACGGTCCCGAGGTGTACAGTGCGGCAACCAAACGCGACCAGGCAAAGATAATATGGCAGGAAAGCGTGCGCATGATCCGGAAATCAAGGGCGCTTGCGAAACGCATAAAATGCAGGGTAGGCGATATATCAAGTGAAAATTTCAATAACGGTGTTTACAAACCGTTGGCAAGCGATTCGGACAGCCTTGACGGAATGAACATACACTGCGCTCTGATGGATGAGATACACCAGTGGAAAAACGGAAGACCGCTGTATGACATCCTCGCGGACGGCGTATCGGCGCGCGATCAGCCACTCATCTACATAACCTCGACAGCGGGAACAATCAGGGAGGACATATACGACGCTAAGTATGAGGAGGCGGAACACGTCATCAACGGGTTGTTCGACAATAACGGATATAAGGACATCCACTTTTTCCCGTTCATATATGAGCTTGATGAGCGTAAAGAGTGGACGGATAAATGCAGGTGGCTGAAGGCAAACCCAAATCTCGGCATATCCAAGAAATGGGATTATCTCGAAGACAAAGTAAACAAGGCGATGGGAAATCCCGCACTGGTCAAAGACCTTGTATGCAAGGAATTCAATATCAGGGAAACATCAACGGAGGCATGGCTCACGTTTGAACAGCTCAACAACACGGAACTCTTTGACATACTGGAATTACAGCCCCGCTATGGCATCGGCGGATGCGACCTGTCAAGCACGACGGATCTTACGAACGCAACCGTGCTGTTCATGGTACCGGACGACAGCAGGATATATGTGCTGCAGATGTACTGGCTTCCGGAGGATTTGCTGGAACGCCGTGTGCGGGAGGACAAAATCCCTTATGACCTTTGGAAAGAGCAGGGACTTCTGCGGACATGCCCGGGGAACCGCGTGCATTACAAATACATCACGGAATGGTTTGCGGAGATACAGAACGATTATGACATATACCTGTACAAATGCGGGTACGATTCATGGTCAGCCACATATTTTGTCGAGGACATGAAAGACACATTCGGCGCCGTGGTCATGGAGCCTGTGATACAGGGAAAAAAGACGCTTTCGGGACCAATGAAGGCGCTTGGTGCTGACCTTGAGAAGAAAAAAGTGATATACAACAACAATCCGATTCTGAAATGGTGCCTTGGAAACACGTCGGTAGACATTGACAAAAACGATAACATACAGCCGTGCAAGGGAAATGTCGGAACAAGGCGTATTGACGGACTTGCAGGGCTGCTGGACGCGTATGTCATACTGGAAAACAATTTAGAGGAATACCAGTCAATCATATAGCATATGAGGAGGAGGCAAACATGGGATTTTTTGGGAAAATGAAGCTGTTCAGAAAGCGGGAACCCACGGGGGACGATGACCGTATGGACAAGAACATCATGCAGATGGTTACTACGTACGGGGAAAGCTTCTATTCATGGAACGGAAAACTATATGAAAACGACATCGTAAGAGCCTGTCTGCGACCGAAGGTCAAGGCAGCAGGAAAGCTTGTCGGCAAGCATGTGCGGCAGGATGCATCGGGACTGACGGTCAATCCCGATGCAAACATAAGATTCCTGCTTTCGGAACCAAATCCGCTCATGACAGGGCAGCAGTTTCAGGAAAAAGTCGTGACGCAGCTTTGTTTAAACAACAATGCATTTATCCTGATTGTGCGTGATGAGAATGGGAAACCCCTGCAGCTTTATCCGATCCCCTGCGTGTTATGCGAAACGGAGTATGTAAACGATGAATTGTACCTGAAATTCACGTACAGGAACGGAAAGAGCCAAAAATTCCCGTACCGCGAAATCATTCATCTGCGGCAGGATTTCAACGAAAACGACGTATTCGGGGAAAGTCCCGCGAAAGCGCTGTTTCAGATGATGGAAGTTATCGGGACAATAGATCAGGGCATCATCAAGGCAATAAAAAACAGCGGGATGGTACGGTGGCTGCTGAAATTCACGTCGTCGCTGCGTCCGGAGGACATTAAGGAAAACGTAAAGAAGTTTGTTGATAATTATCTAAGCATTGAAAGTGACACATGGGGCGCGGCAGGAGTGGACGCAAAGGCGGACGCGGTACGGATTGAGCCGAAGGACTATGTCCCGAATGCACTGCAGACAAAGGAAACAATCAACCGGATTTATTCGTTTTTCGGCACGAACGAAAGCATTGTCCAGTCAAAATGGACGGAGGACGAATGGAATGCATACTATGAGTCGGAGATCGAACCGCTTGCAATCCAGTTCGGGGAAACCTACACCGTAAAGCTGTTCAGCAGGCGTGAACGCGGGTGGAATAATAAAATCATCTTCGAGGCGAGCAACCTTCACTGCGCAAGCCTGTCAACGAAACTGGCTTTCGTGCAGATGGTTGACCGTGGCGCGATGCTGCCAAACGAGTGGCGTCAGACTATGAACATGGCACCGATCGAGGGAGGGGACCAGCCAATACGCCGCCTTGACACGCAGGTCGTGGACATGGTCAGGGAGGTACTAAACAAAATGAATGCGGAAAATTGCGCGGTAATGGCAGAGCTTGCAATAAAACTGCTGGATACCGCGGGAAAGGAAACGGATGAAACACAGAATCAACATCAGGGGCGTAATGATCCCGAACAGTTACAAATGGTACTATGACTTTTTCGGCGAAGACAGTACATGCCCGAAAGACGTGCAAAGCATACTTGATGCGGTCAGACAGGGCGACGAGGTGGAAGTATACATTAATTCGCCGGGTGGCGTGATTGACGTGGGTTCTGAAATCTATACGCTGCTGAAAGCACAGAAGGATAACATCAAAATCTACATAACGGGCGAGGCGTGCAGCGCCGCTTCCATAGCCGCAATGGCAGGCTACTGCGAAATGTCACCGACCGCGCTCATGATGGTGCACTGCGTATCAAGCGGAGTCAACGGTAACCATAAGGCGATGGAACACATGGGCGAGGTGTTAAGGACGGCGGATAAGGCACTCTGCACGGCATACATGGACAAGGCGGGAATGAGTGAGGCAGACGCGCTCGAGATGATGGAGCGTGAAACGTGGCTGACAGCGCAGCAGGCAAAGGAAAAAGGACTGATAGACAAAATCATGTTCGATGAGCAGGAAGCGGATACGGTACAGATGGTAAACGGGCTTTCTTTCCGACTGCCAACGCAGGAGCAGATGGAAAAAGTCAAAAACCTGCTGAATGACATTCCTTCCGAAAGCAGTGACAGGAAGGAGATGCTTATGACGCAGACAAAGTTCAATTATTTAAAAATGAGAGGAGAACAGCGATGAACAGAAAACAGTACGAGGCAATGAGGAAAAAGCTCATGGACGAAGCACAAGCGCTTATCAATGAGGGAAAGGCAGATGAGGCGCAGGCGAAAATGGACGAGGTCACCGCGCTTGACGCAAGGTGGGACGCGATTGCGCAGGCAGAGGCAAACTTTAATGCCCTGAACAAAGAGCCGGAATTTGCAACAGCAGCCATTCCCGTGAATGATAAAACGGGCGGGGAACCCGAAAAGGAAAACGTACTTGACGCATGGGCATCCGAAGACTATCTGAAAGCGTGGGCAAATACAATACAGGATAAGCCGCTCAGCGCCGAGGAAACGAGAGTGTACCAGTTTGTCAACGAGGCGTATACACATACGACCAAAAACACGGGAGCGGTAATCCCGAAGTCGGTTGCCTCAAAAATATGGGAACTTGCGGGGGAAATGTACCCTTATTTCCAGGACGTGCAGAAAACCTATGTAAACGGCATTTTATCCATCGTACAGGAAGATGCAAGTTCGGATGCCGCATGGTATGAAGAAGAAACAAAGACGGAAGACGGAGAGGAAACATTCAAGGAGTTTACACTGTCCGGATGCGAACTGTCAAGGGCAATTACCGTAAGCTGGAAACTCAAGGAAATGGCGATGGACGATTTCATCCCTTATATCCAGCGGAAGATGGCGAAGAAAATGGGAGCGGCAGCAGGATACGGGGCAACGCATGGAAAAGGGGCGGAGAACAAGAAAAAACCGGAACCGACAGGCGTTGTGACGGTGCTGACGAAAGAAGAAGGTACGCCGCAGGTAATTGAATACGACAAAGTGCCTACATTTGCAAACATCACGGCGGCAAGGGCATTAATTAAGAGCGGATACAGCGCAGGATTAAGGATTTACGCCAATTCATCCACGATTTGGAACAAAATCGCAAACATCGTGGATGCAAATAAGCGCCCGATTTTTATGCAGGATCCCACGAGCGGCGGCTACAGGGTTCTCGGTATGGAAGTAAAGGAAGATGACTCCATGGGAGAAGGTGAAATTCTTATCTCAAATGCTTTTGCCGGTTACCATGCAAATATCAATAAGGAAATGACAATGCTGCCGGAAGATCATATCAAGGATCGAAAAACGGATTACTGCGGATATGCAATTATGGATGGAAACATTCTTACAAATAAGGCGCACGCTTTACTGAAACCGAAAAGTCAGACGGATACTGGCGCAGGAAATGTGTAGGAACATAGAATGCTGATAAAAAACAGTAAATAACAGGAGGATGCCATTATGGAACTGCTTGAACAGGTAAAAAAATCACAGAGGATTTCACACGACGCGCTTGACGACGTCCTACTGTCAGATATTGAAGCTGCAGCAGGCGAACTTTCAAGGGCAGGCGTATATCCTTACACGGCGGAAGGGAGCATCATTGAAAACCCGCTGATATGCAAGGCTATAGAATTGTACGTGAAGGGCATGGAGGATTTCGAGGAGAAAGGCAGCACATACATGGCGTCCTTTGAAAAACTGCGGGACGCGATGGCGCTGAGTGGTGAGTACATTGCGCAACGAATTAATTACACTGATAACGACAAAAAAGACGCGTAACGGCAGGGGATTTGAAGAAACCGAAGAAACGGTCAGAAAAGGAATTTTTGCTGAAGTACGCTCCGCAGGAGTCATAGAAAAGTACGAGGCTCAAAGGGCGGGCATTGACGTATCAGCGATATTCAGGGTTGATACGGATTCGTATAAATCAATGCTGCTTGACGGAAAACGTCCTGATAAAGTGGAGCACGACGGAGAGGAGTACAGAATCCATGACGTGCGTAGGAAAGGCTCTTACAAAAAAACCGAAATTGTATGCAAGAGGTAGCTTATGGCTAAATTTGAGATATTTGACGGGAGGACGGACTTGGATGAGTTGTTTGACATCGATTTTGGTGAAATGGCTGAGGAAGCGTTATTGGAAGCAACTCCGATACTGGAAAAATCAATGAAAAAAGCAATTCAGGCATCAATACAGCACGAAGGAGATTCAGAGCTGGTAAAATCCATAAAGCCGAACAAGCCCAAAAGGGCAAAAAACGGTGCATACATCGTGAACGTGACACCGAGGGGATATTCCAAAATAAAAAGATACAACGCAAAAAAAGGAAAAAGGAAGTATCCCGTAAGCAACGCGCTGAAAGCAATATGGAAGGAATACGGGATAGCCGGAAGGCAGCCGCCAAGTCCGTTCCTTGCAAAAGCGACGAACGACGCTAAAAATGATGTGCTGAATGCCATACGGAAAAAATTTGACGAAAAGGCAGGTAGCGGATAAATGGATTTAACGGAAATACTCATGAAACTGGCAGAAGTGACAGGCATCGAGGTGTATCAGGATATATGTACCGACGAGGATGCGGACAGGTACATCACATACGTTTATCAGGATGAAAGACCTGCTCTATGCGGAAACAATGAGGTGCTTGCCGACCAGTGCGACATTTACGTCAGCCTGTATACCCCGATAAAATTTGACTATTTTGGGGTAAAGAAAACAATAAGGAACTATTTGGAAGCAAACGAATTTTTGATAAATTCCATCGGGACGGGAATCGAAGATGATCATTCAGGTGGGAAAATACGCAGAACAACATTTGACTGTAAATATGCAGAATTCAGGAAATAGGAGGAAATTACAATATGGCATTTATAGGACTTATGAACCCATATATGGCAAGACTGGTGGATGAAAAAACAAAAAAGTATGAGGACTGCTTCATGTGCGGCAATGCAATGAGCATAAACATAACGCCAAATTATAACGAAGCAAAACTCTACAGCAACAATCATCTGTCAGAATATGTAAAAGAGTTCAAGGATGGAAACATGACACTCGGCACGGACCGCCTGCCCATAGAAGCATCTAAGGTATGCTTCGGTCATGAAGTCAGTGAAGATGAAAGAGAGGTAACCTATAAGACCGACGATTCGGCAAATTATGTAGGAGTGGGCTTTTATGCAAATGAGATGGTTGACAACGTGCGCAGATATGTTGCAACGGTGGTTTATAAAGTTAAGTTTGGGGAAGCCTCTAATGAGTATTCTACCAAAGGCGATGCTATTGAATTTAAGACGCCAAGTCTTGAAGGGGTTATAGCCGGCATAAGCGGCAATGAGTGGAAAAAGACGAAGGTGTTTGATACGGAGGACGAGGCTGATAAATGGATAAGAGATATTTTTGGATACAAAGATCCGGCAGAAAGTACAGCACCTTCCGCAGCGGGCGAATAAAATGAGTGGATAACAAGGAGGACGGGCAAATGACCGGACATATGAAAACAGTAACACTTGCGGGAAAGGAATACCCCATCCGGTGCAACATTAATGTACTGATGGAAGTTCAGGAGCAGTTTGATACAGTACCGAATTTTGAAATGATGATAACAGGAGTGAAGCTTGCGCAGGACGCAGCAGGAAACACGATTACAGACGCAGACGGAAACCTAATATTCAAAAGGTGCGATCCGTCGTTAAAGGCGATAGCTGCGATTCTTCCCTGCATGCTTGCGGAAGCAGCCGGAAACAGCCGGAAAAGAGAACTGAATGAGGCACTTGACGCTATTCAGAATGTGGAATTTGACCTGTACGACACAGCGCTGCGGATGGGCGAGGAGCTGGCAAAATGTTTCGCAAGAAAAAACGCATCATCCGCCAAAGGGACAGGGGAAACGGAAACGAAAAAATAGACTTTTGGCGGATAATGGCGCAGGGTTTACACATGGGACTGACAAAGCAGGAGACGGAATGTCTATATATGGGTGAATACATGGATTTGTTTGACGCATACAAGGAAATCCACAACATGGAAGTCAAAAAAATGCTGTACGTGCTTCCGGATAGAATGGATGAACCCGTAAGCATGCTTGATATGTAGGAGGACAGGGCATGGCAGAAAAGAAAATCGGCGCACGGATTGTAATTGATGGCGAATCTGAATTCAGAGCCAATCTGACAAGTGCAAAAGCAGCTTTAAACAAGTTTCAAAGTGAATTGAAGCTTGTTAATACAGTTTACAAAGACAATGCAGACTCGCTTGAGGCACTGCGGGAAAAACAACAGGTATATATAAATCTGCAACAGGAGCAGCGCAATAAGGTGCATCTGCTTGCGGAAATGCAGGACAAAGCTGTAAAAAAATATACGGAAGAACAGAGCATTCTAACAGGACTTGAACAAAAGAGAGAAGAGCTTAACAGCGCATTGCAAAACGCCAAAGAAACGTACGGGGAAAACAGCGAAGAGGTTAAGAAGCTGACTGCTGAGCTCAATGATGTCAATAAGCAGTATGAAGCGCAGGAAAGAGTCGTACAAAAAACGGGCGACAAAGTGAATTCATACCAAACGAGTCTTAACGGTGCACAAATGGAGCTTGAAGAGCTTAACAGTGCAGTCGCGCAGAATGAAAAGCAGCTTGAAGAAGCTGAAAAATCCGCGGACGGGTGTGCTGATGCGATGGAAGAGTACGGGAATGAGGTACAGGAGGCGTCAGACAGGACCTCCGTGTTTGCGGACGTGCTCAAAGCGGAACTTTTGGCAGCGGCGATAAAAGAAGGCATTAAGGCGATTGCGGACGGCATCAAAACAATTGCCACGGCAGCAGTGGAAACAGGCAGCAGCTTTGAAGCGTCCATGTCACAGGTTGCGGCTACAATGGGGATGACAACGGATGAGATTGCAAACGGAAGCGCGGAGTATGAGATATTGAACAAAGCTGCGCAGGACTGCGGAAAAGCAACGATGTTTTCTGCGTCACAATCGGCGGAGGCATTGAACTATCTCGCACTCGCGGGTTATGACGCCTCGAAGGCGGCGGAAACGCTCCCGAGAGTACTGAACCTTGCAGCAGCAGGAGGGCTTGACCTTGCTTATGCAAGCGATCTTGTGACAGACTCTATGGCGGCACTTGGAATGGAAACATCGGAGCTTGACAACTACATTGATGAGATGGCGAAAACGTCCCAAAAATCCAACACTAGCGTGGCACAGCTTGGGGAGGCGACACTGGTATGCGCCGGAACGGTTTCCCTTACAGGGCAAGAACTCGAAACAATGAATACCGCACTGGGCGTACTGGCAAACAACGGACTAAAAGGCGCGGAAGGCGGGACACACCTGCGGAACGTCCTTCTATCGCTGTCAGCACCGACGGATAAAGCTTCGGATGCCATAGATAATCTCGGACTTAAAGTATATGATTCTAAAGGAGATATGCGGGATCTGAACGATATAATGACTGACATGAATAGTCTTATGTCGAACATGACACAGGATAATAAAACAAAGCTGATAAGCACGATATTCAACAAAACGGATATTGCGGCAGTAAATGCACTGCTGAAAAGCACTAATGGCGAATATGGAAAACTTAATGAGGAAATCAAGGACTGCTCTGGGGCAGCGCAGGCGATGGCGGATACGCTGAACGACAATCTGAGGGGCAAAGTGACAATCCTGCAGAGCGCGCTTGAGGGGCTGGGGATAACGGCATATGACCTTTTTGACGACGAAATGAAGGAAGCTGTCGAGTCTGCGACGGACGCAGTGGGCAGATTACAGGGAGAGATTGACGAGGGTGCTTTGGGAGTCTCGCTAAGAAACATGTCAGAGGCGTTAGGAGAATTTGCCATAAATGCAGTAGGGACGGCGGAAAAAGCCCTTCCGATGCTGATAGACGGATTTACGTGGCTTTTGGAAAACGGGGAAATCGTGGCGGGGCTAATCGGGGGCGTAACGTCCGCGAAAATTGCCTACATGGTTGCGACGGAAGCGGCGACCGTGGCGCAGAAGCTTTTCAACGTGACGGCGAACGCGAATCCTTACATATTCCTTGCAACCGCGATTGCAGGTGTGATCGGTGCAGTGACACTGTACGCAAAAACGGCGGATACCTCGGTGGCACAGCTCTCGGAATCCACAAGGAAGCTGACGGATGCGTCCAAGAAGCTGAATGAGGAAACCGCTACGTCAGCGCAGAAACGCGCGGAGACAAGGGAGGGATACGAGCACGAAAAGGAAGCCTGCATGAAGCTTGCTGACGAACTGGATGAGCTGCAGAACAAAACCACGCTTACGGCATCGGAGCAGGCAAGACAGGCGGCGATTGTTGACGAATTAAACACGGCAATCCCGGAACTGAATTTAAGCATTGACGAACAGACCGGACTGACAAATATGTCTACGGACGCGTTGCGCGCAAATATTGAAGCGCAGATGGAACTTATGAAAACGGAAGCGGCGCGGGAGGATCTGACAAGGATTGCGGCTGAACAGTATGAGGCAGAAAAGCTTTTAGCAGATCTCACAGAACAGCGTGCTGAGGCTATGGCAGAACTGATGTCAGTGACACAGAAATTTTCAGAGGGAGGAGAAATAAGGTTCAGTGAGGAAGAACAGGAATCGTATGCACAGGCAGAAGAAGCAATAAAAGCATTACGTGTTCAAATAGAGGAAACAAACGGCACAATCAATGATTTAAGTACGGAATACGAACAAACAATGTCTTATATTGCAGACGGCGAGAAAGTATTGGCGGAAGCATCAGGCGGAATGGAAGGGCTTGGCGGCGCCGCATCGGACGCGGGTACCGCTATCAGCACAATGTCGGAGGAGACGCAGAAAGCGTACAATGACATGATTGACAGTCTTTCAGATACCATAAAAAATCAGATGAACCTGTTTGATGAATTTAAGGAGAAAACAAAAGTATCCGCTGATGAAATTCTGAAAAACATGCAGTCACAGGTCGACGGCGTGTCGCAGTGGGCTGACGATATGGATACACTGGCGGACAGGGGGATTAATAAAGGGCTCCTGAAATACCTTGCCGATATGGGACCGGAAGGCGCGGCATATGTTGCAGCTTTTGCGCAGATGACGGACGAGGAATTAGAAAAAGCGAATGATATGTTTGTGGAATCACTAAAATTGTCCGAAGCCTCTGCGGTGAATATTGCAGATTCTTATTACGATGCAGGAGACAACGCCTCCAAAGGATATGCAAATGGCATGTTGGATGCAATAGACATAGTAAACGAGGCAGCAGGATTGTTGGCGGAAGATACTTTAAGCACGGTTAAAAAGGGACTTGACGAACACTCACCATCAAAAAAGACGCAGGAAATAGGGAAATATTTTGATGAAGGACTGGAACGCGGCATCAGCGGAAATAAGGAAAAGATATTTAACGTAATAAAACAGCTTACAGCAGGCATGGCATCAGAAACACGACTTGGCGTAAACTCGGAAGAATTTAAAAAAGTAGGCACACAGGTAATAGAAGGACTGCGAAACGGCATAGAAGCCGGACGGAGCAGGGTACTTGATTCCGTCAGGGCATTATGTGAAAAGACAATCCAAGCGGCAAAAGACAAGCTTGACATTCATTCCCCGTCTAAGGCGTTTGCGTATCTAGGCGAAATGTCAGGAGAAGGGTATATAAGCGGTTTTGAAGGCAGCATGGAGAATATTGATACTGTAATATTGGAAAAAATGCCGGACTTTGTACTGCTTAGTGATGAAATGCGCGAAGAGTTTGACAAGATGGCAGAGAATGCCTTGTCTTTTTATGGACAAATTTTGGCGGTCGATAAGGCAATTGAATCGACAGGAGAACAATATAACGAAACAATGACGGACATTGCGGATAATGAGGCGGTGGCAGGCGCTTGTGAAAGCATGGGAGAGCTTGGGGAAGCCGCACTGGATTCCGCCGCAAATATCACCATAATGTCAAAGGAAACGATAGAGGCGTACAAAGAAATGTATTCCTCCGTCCGTGAAAAAGTACAGGGGCAGATGGATTTGTTCTCCGAGTTTTCAAGCGAATCGAAGCTGTCAACGGAGGATTTGCTCAACAACATGCAGTCACAGGTCACGGGAATTGCACAATGGACATATGACATCAAAACGCTTGCCGACCGCGGAATCAATCAGGGACTCCTGCAGTATCTTGCCAATATGGGACCGACGGGCGCAGGTTATGTATCCGCGTTTGTGGACATGACGGATGAAGAACTTGACCGTGCGAACAAACTGTTTGAGACATCACTTTTATTGCCTGATTCAACGGCAGTCATTATTACGGATTCATTCGCAAAAGCAGGCGCGGATGCGGCAAGGGGGCTTGCCGGAGGAATTACGTCGGAAATGAAAGAAGTGGAAAATGCTTCCGCATCAATGTCGGACGGTGCGCTGGACACAGTTATAGACACACTCGATGCGCACCCTTCGTCTAAAAAAACAGAAGATATTGGCACAAATTTTGATGAAGGACTGATAAAGGGAATCGGCGGAAGCAAAGAGGATGTCCTTAATGTGATAAGGAAACTTACAACAGAATCAGTCACTGAAACGATGCTGGGGCTACCGCCTGCAGAATTTATAGAAATGGGGCGGAAGGTTGCGGAAGGATTACAGGCAGGGATAGAGGCGGGCGAAAGTGGAGTTATAACAGCAATACAGTCCATGTGCAAATCCGCAATCGACACGGCAAGAACCACGCTTGACATCCATTCTCCGTCCAAAGCATTTGCATATCTTGGCGAGATGTCGGGCAAAGGCTACATAAGCGGCTGGGAAGAAACAATGAGAAACATCAATGATGTTATAGCGGATTCACTAGCGGTTTCGCCGGAAGGGTTCCAAGGCAGCACGGGTGCAGGATTGCCGGATAACAATATGTCTGCACGCATATATACCATGTGTGAAAAAATGTATAACATTATGGTGCAGTATATGCCCGGCATGCAGAATATGCAGGTGGTGATGGATACAGGCTCCTTGATAGGCGAGATTGTTCCGGTGCTGGACAAGGAATTTGGCGAAATGGAATACGACAAAAGCAGAGGTATTTATGAATGACGGGCGTAAGATTTGGAAACATACACAGTTATGATAATTTGGGGCTTACGATTAACAGCGTTAAAATAACGCCGCCCAAACCCAAAACGTACAGAATAAGCGTGCCTGCTGCAGATGCAGATATTGATATGACGCAGGCATTGACTGACGGTGATGTCAAATACGAACGGAGGACTATCACGGTTGAACTTGCCATGCTGGGAGATAACCGCGACATACAGAACAAATACAGCGAGGTCATGAACGCACTTCACGGAAAAGAGTTCGAGGAAATAGTTTTTGATGATGACGGAAATTACTATTACACAGGAAGGGTAAGCGCGACAGCTTTAAGCAGTGAACCGCTCAAAGGCATTGTAACGGTACAATGCATAGTTGACCCGTACAAATATGACTTTGGTGATGACTGGCTTTGGGACCCATTCAGCTTTGAGACCGGAATAATAAATGAAATGAACAGTTTGGAAGTAAACGGAACACTGGAAGTTACATATATAGGGCAAAGGAAACAATACATTCCTACAATTACGGTGACATCAGCAATGACAGTAACATTCCAAGGCAGCAGCTACAATCTGACATCAGGAAAAAATAAAATATTTGACATCAAATTCAGGGAAGGTATTAACCTGTTGACTTTCATTGGAAACGGGATTGTATCAATCGAAAATAAAGGGGGGAGTCTTTAATGTACAAGGTAATATCAACACTCAATGGTATAGATCATATTCTTATGGATGTCAGGGATGAGGAATATATCCTCGGAACGCCAAAGCTCACCCTGCAGCTTAATGCGGCAGGCGTGTTTACGTTTACCATTCACCCGACGCATCCGGAGATACGCAGCATAATCCCGCTTGTGTCAATGATTAAGGTATTCAAAGTCAGCCGTGACAATACCCGCAAAAAGTGGATGTTCACAGGACGCGTAATGAGCAATGAATGCGATATTTACAATACCGGGAAAGTCAAATGCGAAGGAATACTGGCATACCTTCTTGACAGTGTAGTATATCCTTACGAATATCAGGGAACCCCGGCGGATTATGTAAGACAGCTCATAGAATCGCATAACGCACAGGTTAATGATGCAAAACGTTTCGAAATCAGAACGCTTGACCTGTCTGACGTGGATAGCAACAACAACATTGTCCGTGCGAACAGGAACTATCCGACGACATTTCAGGAATTAAAAACAAAAGTCCTAAAATCATTCAATGCGTACATTTCGGCGGAAGATGCTGACGGAACACTATACATTGACTGCAGCCAAAGCATTTTGCATTATAACAGTCAATGTATCCGCTTGGGGGAAAATATCATTGATTTGAAACAGGTAAAGAGCGCGGGAGAAATCAGGACGGTGATGATTGGAATCGGCGCGGAGAATGATGACGGCAGCAGGCTTACGGTAACGGTTGAAAATGATGATGCCGTGGCAGAATACGGGCGCATCGTTGGAACCGTTGAATTCGAAGACGTAACAACCATGCCGCAGCTGACAAAAAAGACACAGGCTCATCTTGACGGCATCATATTCACATCAAATGCCATAGAAATAAAGGCAGTGGATTTAAATATGGCGGATGAAGAAGTTGAAGCCATAGAACTGGGTTACTGCTACGTTGAGTCTCCTTGCAATGATTTAGACCATAAGAGAATGCTTGTAAGCAAAATGGACATTTATTTAACGCAGCCTGAAAAGAATACATTCAGCCTCGGGGCGGCAATCAAAAGCGTTACGACAAGCATATCACACGCAAGCGCGGATATAGACAGCAGGGTAAAAAGAATAGCAGGCAGCATAAGCCCCAAAATACAAAGTGCGGTAGAAAATGCAACGCAGATGATTACCGGGGCAAAAGGCGGATACGTAGTTTTAGACTGCGGGGAAAACGCAGACAGACATCCGGAACAGATACTGGTAATGGACAGTCCGGAAAAGGAAACCTCCATGAACGTAATAAGGATAAACAAAAACGGTATCGGGTTCAGCACAAGCGGATACAATGGACCCTACGCCAATGCGTGGACAATTGATGGAAACCTTGTTGCAGACTTCATCACGGCGGGAACGATGTTTGCAGACAGAATTCGCGGCGGAACGCTTGAAATCGGAGGGGAAAAAGACGGAAGAATAACGGTACTTGATAAAGACAGCAACACGGTAGCGGCGATAGGGCGGGAAGGAGTGGATGTATTTAAAGGAAGCATACGGGGCGCGGAAATTATTGCGGGAGGCACGAATAATGCGGACGGAACAATAACCGTGCTGGATGAAAAAGGCGGTACTGTCGTGACAATAGGGAAAGACGGGCTGACAGTTATAAAAGGCAGCATATCAGGGACAACGATTATATCATCGGACGGCGAAAAGTGGATAAAGATAAGCTCCGGAGGGATTACGATGGGAAGCGGAGAAAATACGACGGGAAAAATTAATTTCTCCACCGGCGGTTTGGAATTCCGCGGCAAAGAATTGACATTCTGCATGGATAAAATAAAATGCGGTACATCCATGAACGCGACAAACACCAAAACAGCATACACTGGCGACATAAAATATGCCGTAAAGCAGGAAGATGACAGTATCGGCAATGCGGTAATGAATTTCAGGAACGGTATTTTAATGCAGAATGGCTAGGAGGTATACAACGTGGCAGATATAGGAAAACAATTGGAACAAATAATGAAAGCCCGATACGGGCGTGACGTAAGGCAAAGCATACATGATGTGATTGATGCATTAAACGGCAGCGCGGAAGCAGAGAGACAGGCGGCGGAAAGAGCGCAAAGGGCATCGGAAGCAGCCCGGGAAAAGTCGGAGGAGGCACAAAGGGCATCGGAAACAGCCCGGGAAAAGTCGGAAGTGGCACAAAGGGCA